TGCTATTAATTATTGGCAAAAACTCATGGCAGGCGAATCATTGATTCGTGAGCAAGTAGGTATAATATATGATTTCATTGATGAAATAAAAAAAGGCTGGCGTAAGGTAGATAACAAGGCTTGGGATGTTGTTCATCCTAATCAACCTTTAGATCTAGAATTTCTTAAAAATAATTGTGGACTTGAAACCAATCAAACAGATTGGTGGAAAGTTTTAAATAGAAAATTTACAACAAGGGACTTGGATTATTTTGAAAATATGTTAAGAAGAGGAATAAAATTAAATGACAACGCAAAAATTATTATCGATACAATCCATTCGGTCAAGGGCGGAGAGGCGGAAAACGTTTTACTTTACGAAAAGAGTAACTGGCCATCTAATTTCTCATCTAAAAATGGGAAGGATAAAATGGCCGAAGCACGTGTTTGGTATACTGGTGTTACGCGCAGTAAAAAATCCTTACATATCCTCTCTACTGATCATACATATTTTTTTCCTCTTGGGCGTATTGCATCTTATTTTAGAAGGAAAAATTTAAATGGTTGATCAAAGCGATTTAGAAAAAGCATTTCCACAAGATAGGCAGGTGGGTGGATCTCATTATAAAAATTTTCACATTCAGCCGTATGAGTTTATATCTAAAAACAACTTATCATTCTTTCAAGGCTGTGTTGTAAAGTATGTTTGCAGGTATTTATTTAAAAATAAAATAGAAGATCTTGAAAAGATAATTCATTACTGTGAATTAGAGATCAAAAAAATGAAGGATATAAAATGAAATTAGCTACAATTAAACAAATAAAAGACTACATAAATTCTGACCCCTCGACTTGGAAGAAGAAAGATAAGGATTTAAAACATAAAGATAGAGAGGATAATGTTATGTTTAAAGCTTACTATTGGGTTATTATTAAATATCTTAAAATAAGAGAAGAGAGAAAAGAAATAAAAGTTCTTAAGAAAACAATTAAGTGGTTTGAAAAACAAATTAAACCTCATGATTGTGGTTGGATGCATACAACTATTGATGGTCTGAAGCATAGAATAAATTTTTTAGAAAACGATTGGTTTGATGGAGACAAAAAGTGACTACTGAACTTGTATTCAATCAAGCAGAATCTGATTGGACAGTTCCTGAAAGTTACCCTGATCTAACCAGTAGATCTATTGTTGCGGTAGACTTAGAAACAAGAGACCCTAATATCAAAACTAAAGGCCCTGGCTGGGCTACTAACGATGGAGAGATTGTAGGCATAGCTGTGGCTGCAGATGGCTTTAAAGGCTATTTTCCTATTGGTCATGAAGCTGGAGGTAATATGGATAAAAATATTACCATGAAATGGTACAAACAACTTATGGAAAGCGAAGTTGATAAGGTTTGTCATAACGCTTCTTACGATATTGGTTGGACAAGATCTCAAGGCATTAAACCTAAAGGCAGAATGCTAGATACCATGATAGCAGGTGCATTAATTAATGAAGATAGATTTAGTTATTCATTAAATGCTTTGTCATTTGACTATTTAGGAGAAATTAAATCAGAAGCACAATTAAAAGAAAAAGCAGAAGAGTGGGGTTTAAATGCTAAACAAGATTTATGGCGACTGCCTTCTAATTATGTAGGCCCTTATGCAGAACAAGATGCAGAACTTACCCTTAAACTTTGGAATCGTTTTAAAGTAGAAATAGAGAAACAAAACTTATCTAATATATTTGAGTTAGAAACAACTTTAACGCCTATACTTATTGAAATGAGAGAACATGGTATTCGTGTAGATCTTAGTAAAGCGGATGGACTTAAAAAAGAATTTGTAAAAGAAGAAAATAAAAGATTACTAGAGATCAAAAAACTTTCAGGGGTAGATGTAGAGATCTGGGCAGCAGCATCTGTTGCTAAAGCTTTTGATGCTTTGAAAATACCATACCAAAGAACAGAGAAAACTAAGGCTCCAAGCTTTACAACAAATTGGTTACACAATTGTCCTCATCCTTTAGCTAAATTAGTTAGAGAAACAAGAGAGATGAATAAGTTTCATTCTACTTTTATTGATTCAATATTTAGATATGAGCATAAAGGAAGAATACATGCAGAGATTAATCAACTTAAATCAGATAGTGGTGGCACAGCTACAGGGAGACTATCGATGTCTAATCCAAACTTACAACAAATACCTGCAAGAAATAAAGAATTTGGTAAAAAAATTAGATCTTTATTCTTACCTGACGAAGGTAAGCGATGGGGTTCTTTTGATTACTCACAACAAGAGCCAAGATTAGTTGTACATTACGCAGCTAGTGTAGACTCAGGTTTTGATGGTTCATACGATTTAATAAAAGCATACGAAGAAGAAGATGCAGACTTTCATCAAGTGGTTGCTGATATGGCAGGTATACCTAGATCTCAAGCTAAAACGATAAACTTAGGTTTATTTTATGGAATGGGTTCGGGTAAATTAGCTAAACAGCTTGGTATTGAAGTAGAGCAAGCTAAAAGAATATTAGCTGAATATAATTCTAAAGTACCTTTTGTAAAACAATTGTCTAATCGATGTATGGCTACTGCAGATCGTAAAGGATGTGTCGTTACCATAAGAGGTCGACATTGTAGATTTGATCGTTGGGAGCCTAAGTCATTCGGTATCCATAAATCTATGACACGTGACGAAGCAGAGTCTAAGTATGATCGAGGTATGATTAAACGTGCTATGACGTATAAAGCTTTAAATAGACTTATCCAAGGATCAGCAGCAGATCAGACTAAACAAGCAATGATAGACTGTTACAACACTGGCCACAGGCCACTGCTACAGATACATGATGAACTATGTTTTAATGTAGGTAAAGATGAGGATATCAAAGAAGTAAAAAACAAAATGGAGCATTGTTTAGATAATGTGCCAATGAAAGTGCCAAGCAAAGTAGACGTAGCTTTAGGTAAAAATTGGGGAGAAGCAACATAATGGTAAAACCAAAAGAAAGATTTAGAATAGAAGAATTAGGAATTGGTACATGCCCTGAGTGCAATCATTCAGTTACTTTTACTCCTACAAGAAAATCAAACGTCTATGTTTGTGATCAATGTGATGAAAAAGTTTATCAATACAAAAATGGTAAAGTACATTGGTATACTTTAAAAGAAATGCCTTTAATGGGTGTGAAGCCCTATAATTTGAGCGACAAGTAGCCTTATATAAAAATCGTTTTTTGAAATAGTGCTAGTTAATTATTAACCAGCGATGTCGTAAAGACCTGCAGATGCATCAACAACACTTTGGTCATTGATTTGTTTCTTTAAGTCTTTGATCTTAATATCGATCCACTTCATATCAGGTGTAACTCTACCTTGTTGTAACGCCTGACCCGCCCATTTGGACTCCAACTGAAGTTTCTCTGATATCAACTTCTGTAGTGCCATCTTTTAGCTCCTCATATGAGATGAAAACTCTATTTTTATTATAAAAGTCCTCATCCTGTGCTGCGATCTCACCATTGTTCAGCTTCAAATTAAACTGTTGCAAGGCCTCAGCATCATTGTTAGCTTTAATTATCCCATCATAATACTTTCCCTCTGATCGTATCTGAATTCGATAACTACTCATAAGAGAGTATATATCAATTTTTGAGGGTATTGCAACCCCTCTGTCAAGCAAGGGGGTAAAAATAAACATTGACCTTTAGCTTTTTATATCTTATATGGATGAGATAAGGAGTAAATATGAAGAGCAAAAGTAAAAAATTAAAGTTTTTAATAGATGATTTAGACTCTACTTTGTCTAAGGTACATCAAAAAACTATTGAAGGAAGACCTATAAACCCTGGAGACGATGAATGGAGCGCTAGTCGAGATAGGTTAATGCAAACTAAAGTAGTGATGGGTAACTTTAATGTTTATCCAATTAATTGGCAGTTAGCAGATTATTTAATAGGTGATGAACTTGCTAATAGAGAAGATGCTCATATTGAGCATATACAATTTATGAAGGAAAGAAATTAATGAACTATGGCCTTATAGCTTTGTTTATTTTTATCCTATTCTTTCCAAAGTTTATGTTAGCTATATTTNTAGCTATCGTAGCATTCATATTNGGGATATCAATCTAACATGAAGGACAAAATGAAAATAGTAACGATGTTGTGTGTCTGTATGACACTAGTATTTTTAACGGCTTGTTCGGTAACGCACAAGGTAAAATTAGGAAAAAAATGTACCCCTGAACATAAAGAATGGTCGTATGTTTGGTTTATAGAGAAAGGAAGTGAAGACAATGTCTCAAAAGAAAACTGCAACTGATTGGATAACTAGAAGAGTAGGTGCAATCAATAGAATTCTTAAGAGTAAAGGTAATACGAAACCTTTTCATGAACATTTTATAGAAGAACACTGGAGACTCATGAACACTAAATGCAAAACAAAAGCAGAATATAAAAAGGAAGGGAGAAAAAATGGACATCACTAAATGGAAATCAGTAGCCGTAGCGAAAGAAACACACACACTTCTTAAAGGTTTGTGTAATGAGAAAGAAAGAAACCCAGCTCGAATGATATCGAAGTTGGTTAAAGATTACATTGAATACCAAGCCAAGAAAAAAGGCGTATCAATGGAAAAGTACAAATCTAGCTTATTGCAAGGACTTAAGAAGAATGATAAAGGTTAAGTCTTTTTCTTCCTTGTGTAATTGCCAGGTTAATTTATTAAAACTAAATGAGCCTGGCATTTACTTTCTTTTTAACGAAAAACTAGAACTTGTCTACATAGGTGAATCTTCAAATCCTTTAATTAGAATTTTAAGTCATTACTTTAGAAGTTATCCTAATGGTAAAGACAAGAAAGGTATTGGCCCTGTCTTTAGCCACTTTAGAATCATTCTAACTAATCGAAGATAAAAGAATCAGACAACATTATGAAAAGAGATGGATTAAAAAATTTAGTCCTCCTATTAATTGGAATGGCCAATCTGAGGCTCCTTATCTTTTAACAAGGAAAGAATTAAATGATTTTATTAGAGTATATGACAATTTTTTTAAAGAAGATATGACTTGGCATAGGTACATAAACGATGAAGTTGTAAGACAAATGGATAAGTATATAGTCCATAGAAAAAAACTAAGAAAAGAACGATATGCAAGGACAGGGAAATGAGTGAACCATATCATTCAGGGATGTTTTATCATCGAATGTTAAAAATGTTTCGTGAAGCTAATCAAACTAACAAAGGATATAAAATGTGTGAGAAATGTAACGGTAATCATTATATAAGAAATGAAGACAACAGTACAAAATTTTGTATTGAGTGTAATGGTAAAGATGAGCCTAAAGTAAAAGAAACTGTATTAGCTCAGGCAATACATAATTTTTTTGATTATGACAAAAAATAAACACACAAGGAACGATGTACAAGATGTTTTACAGATTTTAGCGGATAAGTTAGACCGTAGAGAATACGCTAAAGTCACATCATTGATGTCGATGCTTTTTGTAGGCCATACATTTCAATTATCTGAAGATGGTTTTGAGTTTATAAATTTAGTTATAAAAACTAAGAAGAACCAAGGAAAGAAACTTGTTAAGATTAATAGACAAAGNAACATAATTAAGTTAAAACCTAGAAGTAACTAGTTATATTTTTCATTGTTGAGGGCGTGGAGGGAGACTGAAGCGCCCTTTTTTATTTCTTCTTGAATAACTTACGTTGAGCTCTTTTTAGACTTGATAGATCTAAGCCAATTAGATCTTTTACATTGTCTTGAAATTGAGAAGCTATGTTTTTACCATAACCCCCTCCTAGATCTAATATTGTTTTTGAAGATAGGTTGTTGTTTGAAATAGAATATTGTCTTCCACTCAATGTGCTTTTAATTGAAGATTGTTTTTTAAGAGGTACAGCGCCTTTTTTAACTGCAGCATG